TCTTGGCGAGGGACGAGGGGTTGATGTGGTGGCTAGGGGTGAGGACTTGGACTACCCTAACGATAGTTTTGACGTTGTTGCTTCTTGCGAATGTTTTGAGCATAACCCTGAGTGGGTAAAGACCTTCAATAACATGGTCAGGATGGCTTCTGGGCTGGTTTTCTTTACCTGTGCTACTACGGGTAGGGCTGAACATGGAACGAGGCGTACAAGCCCAGAGGATGCGCCATTTTGCGGGGATTACTACCGGAACCTAACGGAGCAGGACTTTATGGATAGTTGCGATCTATCAAAGTTTGAAGTCTATGAGTTTATAACTAATGATAACCCGGCAGACTTATACTTTTGGGGCTTATGCAAGCAAAATGGTTAAATAGAACATTAATTGCATCACAGTGTTTAACGCTGTGTGTGAATGAAAAAGAATATCAATCTGCGCTAAACGACTTAAATATTAGTAAATATGGTAGGCGTAACTGGATAAATGACGGAGCAAATGCAACAGCACATTTTTTTGATGGTGCTGGCGGTGCTGTGGTCGTTTGTATAGACGGGTACGAAAACACTGATCCTATTGAGGTTTGTGGCATACTAATCCACGAATCAGTGCATATTTGGCAAGATTTTTGTCGTAGGATTGGAGAAGATTGTCCAAGTGCTGAGTTTGAAGCCTATTCGATACAAATGATTGCTCAGAGATTGATGAGTTCATTTAAGGAAAAAGTTTGCAAGCAATAGTTATATGTACGGTGAATAATCCCGGCGTAACAGTGCTGCTAGAGTCTATTCGTTGCTATGGTGACAAGTTGCCCGTATACCTTTGCAGTAATAATTTGGGACTTTGGGCTAGAGCCAGAGAGATCACAGACAACCTCATCTACCGACCCAATCCTGCTACCAATTTTGGAGATGCTTATAACGCAGCCTGTGATTATGCCTTTTCTCATGGAAAGTTTGAGTCATTGATTTTAGCTAACGATGATGTGGTTCTTAATCCAGATACGCTATCGTTAATGCGGGAAGATGCTGCGGTTTTGAAGGAAAGAGGCTTCAAAGTCGGGTTTTTAGGTGCTAGAAGCGACTATGTATTGCCGGATCAAAACATCAGGTTCCCGATAGACGGGGACAAGAGGGCAGGATTAAAGTGGGAATCGGAGTATCAGATCAAGGTAACTCCGGTAATTGCGCCGATCTGGGCAAGTATCAGCCGGGAAGCATGGAATATCGCTAAATTTCCGTCAATAAATTGGTATTCAGATAATATAATATGCCATGACTTGAACGTGGCGGGTTATCAGCATTTCGTCAGTAGGGCTTATGTGCATCATGCAGGGAGCCAGACGGTAGGTGTTGATTTCAAGAAATGCCATGAAGAACCGAGGGCGTGGATATTAGAGAATCGCCCAGATATGTACGAAGCGATATACGCATGACACCGGAAAGGTAATGCAAAAATGGAAACGAACGAAACCAGTAAAGTAGAGGCAAATGGAGGAATAGCTAACCTTACTAACATGGGTAAGGGTAGACCTAAAGGAGTGCCTAATAAGTCTACTGCTATCGTTAGGGAGGCTATTGCTAACTTGCTAGAGCGTAATGCGCCAAACATGGACAAGTGGCTTAATCAGGTAGCGGCAGAAGACCCTTACAAAGCCTTAGACCTGATGAATAAGCTGAGTGAGTACCATATACCCAAGCTGGCTAGGACAGAGGTAACGGGTAAGGATGGGGAAGCCCAAGAGCATATTGTGAGATGGGGAGGACGGAAATGAGCTATAAGCCAGTAAATTGCCCACAATGCAGCGCGTTCTTAGTGAACAACAAGTGCCTGAACTGCGGATACGTTAAACGTGGCTGAGATAGTCATTCCTTACGAGCCAAGGGAGCAGCAGGAGGAAATCCACCATGCCATTGAGCAGCATCGTTTTACTGTGGTGGTTGCCCATCGTCGTATGGGAAAGACTGTTAGCGCAATTAACCATCTCATCAAAGCCGCGATAGAGTGCGACAAGCCTAATCCACGGTTTGCATATATTGCACCTACGTACAGCCAAGCCAAAAGAGTCGCTTGGGATTACCTACTAGAGTACACAAGGCCACTTAATGCAACTGCAAACATTGCTGAGTTACGGGTTGATTTTTGGGGGCGTAGGGTTAGTCTTTATGGGTCTGATAATCCTGACAGTCTGCGCGGTCAGTATTTCGATGGCGTGGTTATCGACGAGGTGGGCGATCAGAATCCACGTATTTGGAACGAAATCCTCAGACCTGCTCTTGCCGACCGTCTTGGGTGGGCTTGCTTCATTGGCACTCCTAAAGGCAATAACCATTTCGCTGAACTAGCCGACAGAGCCAAGTCTGAAGAAGGCTGGAAGTACCTAGAGTACAAGGCTAGTCAGACCAAGATACTGCCTGAGTCCGAGCTAAAGGCTGCCTATCGAGAGATGGGTGAAGACAAGTACAACCAAGAGTTCGAGTGTTCCTTTAACGCAGCAGTCGAGGGTAGTTACTATGGGAAACTTATTAACGACCTTGAGAGGGATAGTCATATTACTGACTTTCCTCGTGACGATCTGTGCCGTAGCTTTGTTGCATGGGATCTTGGCATGGGTGACAGTACGGCTCTCTGGGTTGCTCAACTGGCTGGAAAAGAAGTTAGATTACTTGATTGCGTCGAAAACCATGGACAGGGGCTAGATTGGTACGTTAGATGGCTAAAAGACAATGACTACGCAGGGTTTAGCCAGATTCTCCCTCACGACGTTCAGGTCAGGGAGCTAGGCACAGGAAAGAGCCGTAGAGAGGTCTTAGAGGAGGCAGGACTAACGATAACGATTGCGCCTAGATTGTCTGTGGCTGATGGGATTCAGGCTGTGAGGAGACTGTTGCCGAGGTGCTGGTTCCATCCGAGGACTAAGCAGGGGTTGGATGCCTTACGGAACTACCGTCGGGAGCATGACGAGCGTAGGCAGATATTCTATGAAAAGCCGCTACATGACTGGTCTAGCCACATGAGTGATGCTTTTAGGTATCTCGCCATAGGTCTTGACGAAAACGATAGTTCATGGCAGACAACATTGCCAATTTCGACCAAATGGATTGTATAATCAGCAAAACCCGTTAAGGATTTGCTATGAAGATGGACGAAGGCCAAATCAAGGGAATCCTTGAGAACGAAATTGATAATGCTCTCGGCTTCATCGAGACCGAGACCACAGAGCTACGTCGAAAGGCTCTGGACTATTATCTCAGGAATCCATACGGCAACGAGGTAGAAGGCCGATCCCAGATAGTCACAGGTGAGGTAGCCGAGGCTATTGATGGTGCATTGCCACAACTGATCCGGGTATTCACGACCACAGAGGACATTGTTTCCTTTGAACCTCAGACTCCAGAAGACGAGGAATCAGCTAAACAGGCTACCCAATACTGTAACTGGGTGTTCTATCGTGAGAACGAAGGTCTAATCATCCTGCATAACTGGTTCAAAGATGCCCTGATGCAAAAGGTCGGGGTGGTCAAGGCTTACTGGGAAGACACAGAGGACGTAAACAAGGAGTCCTATAAGAACCTGACCGAAGATGAGCTAGCCATGCTGCTATCTGATCCTGCCATTGAGGTAGTGAGCCAGAAGGTAGAGATGGTTGATGCGGACATGATGGGGATGCCTATCCAGATTCCTTACTACAGCGTCAAGGTCAAGAAGGTTAAGAAGTACGGGTGTGTACGGATTGAGAACGTACCGCCGGAAGAATTCCTCATTAGCAAATCGGCAAGAAGTATTCAGGATAGCCCGTTTGTAGCGCATCGGAGATTGATGACTCGGACTGACCTGATAGGGATGGGATTCGATAAGGATGTGATTGAGGGTCTACCGTCTTACGATGATCTCCAATTCACACCAGAGCGAGTAGCACGATTTTCTCAGGGTGAGCAGCCGGATGAGAACATTAGCCTTGACCCATCGATGCAGGTGGTTGAGGTCTACGAGTGCTATATCTACATTGACGTTAATGGGGATGGTCAGGCTGAACTAAGGAAGATTATCTACTCAGGCTCAGAGATTCTCGATAACGAGGAATGTGACCTGATTCCGTTCCATAGCCTGTGTCCTATTCCGATTCCGCATAAGTTCTTTGGTCAGTCTCTAGCAGACCGGACAATGGACATCCAGCTAATTAAGTCCACAGTTACCCGGCAGATGTTGGATAACCTGTATCTCACGAACAATGCTCGTATCGGCGTTGTGGATGGTCAGGTAAATCTGGATGATGCACTTAATGCAACTCCGGGCGGTATTGTCAGGATGAAACAGGCTGGTGCTTTGCAGCCTATCGAGGTTCCAGCGGTAACGGCTCAGGCTTTCCCGATGCTTGAGTACATGGACGGTGTTCAGGCCAAGCGTACAGGTGTAAATGACCAGCAGAACGGTTTAGACCCGGATGTACTGAATAACGTATCTGCTACGGCTATTGCAGCCATGATGAAGTCGAACTCTGGCAAGCTGGAGTTGATTGCTCGAATCTTTGCTGAGACTGGTGTTAAGAGCTTGTTTAAGGGCATTTTGCACCTATTGGGCAAGTATCAGGATCAGGCCAAGATTGTCCGTATGCGTGGTCAGTTTGTGACGTTTGATCCTCGTACATGGACGAATCAGTACGATGTGGCGATTAACGTCGGTCTTGGATCGGGTGACAGAGAGCAGAAACTAGCCATGCTCCAGATGATTATGGGCAAGCAGGAGCAGGTCTTGACTCAGTTTGGGGCTGCTAATCCGCTTGTGTCGGTAGCTCAGTACCGGGATACCTTGGCGAGGCTGATTGAAGCGGCTGGATTCAAGGATGCCAATGCCTTCATTAACGAGATCAGCCCAGAACAGAACGCAGCATTGAGTCAACCTCAACCACCTGCTCCAGATGCTCAGGCTGAGGTAGCTCAGATGTTGGCTCAGGTAGAGAGAGAAAAGACCGAGGCTAAGGCTCAGATTGAGGCTGCAAAGCTAGACTTACAGAAGCAGCAACTAGAGGCTGAATTTACTCGTAAGGGTATTGAACTGTCTATGCAGCAGGAGCGTAGTGCTTCTGAGATGCGGATTAAAGAGGCTGAGTTGGCTGTTAAACAACTACAGGCTATCTTGGCGATGGACATTGCTGATGAGGACAGCCGTAACAAACAGGCTGATATTGTCATCAAGGCAATTAAGGAATTGGGCAACCTGACAGGGAGTCCGATGTAATGGAAGACTATCTGAAAAAGCTGACAAATCTTATCGTTCGTGGCGGCATTAAAGGCTATGGTGCTATGGCAGATCGTAGTTCCATGCCATCGAACAAACGTATATATTTGGAAACTTTTGCAGATGAACAGCGAACTCCGATAACTGAAAGAAACTTTACAGAAGCAGAGTTGCAAACAATAGGGCAATTAGTTAAAGCAAAACAAGCTGCTAATCCTAAAGAGATGAGTGGGTACATTAAGTACGATGACTACGCACCATTTTTGTCACCTAAGGAAACATCAAATGTAGCTGGTGTAAGTGCTGGAGAGCGAAACCCATTTGAGAATATACGGACTACGTTGGGGCAGTTTAACTACCAGGTTGATCCAAAAACGGGGAATGTCGTTGTTTCTGACGTTTATGATTTCAACAAGTTGAATCACAAATTAATGAATATGATGTCTCGTGGTGATTACGTTGTGAATACGCTTGATCCGTATACCATAGCGAGAATCTATGGTGAGGCTAATATGCCAGTTGGTCAGGGCAGACCAGTTACGGTACAGATTCCGGGGTTACTAGGGCGATGAACGGATTGCTACACGACATCATCCAGCAGAACATAGCGTCGTATGGTGCTAGGTATGCAGAAAGCCCGTCTGAGCCGCTAGAAATGAAGGGTAAGGGCTACTTTGGGATGTTGCCAGCTAGCGATGGGTTTTCTACGGAAATCTCGATGACGGATGATGCAGGTAGGAGTTTCCCAGCATTGGTTCCTACCCTAACGCAAGAGGAAGTTAATTACTTATTAAGAGGGAATATGCCGACGGATGATATGTATCGTAAGGCTGAAATGTGGGCTAATTCTCGTCAGTCTCAGGGTATGTCACCGTTTGCGTCTCCGACTGAATTACGGATGCCTGTAGGATTATTGGGGTACTAATGGACAAAAGCCAATGGGCTGAGAACCTGCTTAGGGATGAGGGCTTTCAGATGATGATGGAAGAACTCCGGTCAGTAGAGTTAAGCAGGTTTGCAATGAGTGCTTTTAGCGAGGCTAACGTAAGGGAAGATGCTTACCACCAGCTAAGAGCATTAGAGAAGATTGAGGCCTACCTTGAAGGGCTATCGGCACAGAAG